CCTGGTCCGCGCGCTCGGCGGCATCACGGCCGACGACATCTACGAGCTGCCCAGCGGCAAGACGATCATCGCCTACTCGGGCGTCCCGATCTTCCGCAACGACTTCATCAAGATCGACCAGACCAAGGGCTCCGGCACCGCTCTGACCACGATCTTCGCAGGCTGCTTCGACGACGGCTCCCAGAAGGTCGGCATCACCGGCCTGACGGCGGCCGAGGCCGCTGGCCTGATGGTCGAAGAGGTCGGCCTGTCCGAGACGAAGGACGAGACGATCACCCGCGTCAAGTGGTACGTCGGCCTCGCGCTCTTCTCGGAGAAGGCCGTCTCCTTCGCCGGCGGCATCAAGTAAGGTTCCAGCCTGCCGCTCCTTGCTGGATGGTGGGGAAGCCCCGGAGGAAACTCCGGGGCTTTCTTCGTATGAGGGCCCTCCTTCCCATGTGCCTGCGGCAGGAGGCTACGGTCCCCATAAACCAAGGAGCGACGATGTACAATTTCCACCTCACCGGCCCGCACGCCGGCAAGACCATCAACCTCGGCGGCTATCAGTTCATCGACGGCGTGTTCGTCTACGGCGACGCCACGAAGGACCTCGTGCCGTCTCCGAAGGAGCGCGACCAGCTGGCCGTGTACCTGGAGCAGAGCTACCAGGCCTACCCGGAGGGCCACCCGAAGCTGCAGCAGCCCACCTTCGATCTTTCTCCTCCGCCTCCACCGGCCATTGAGGCACAGCAGCAGAAGCCAGTCGAGCCAGTCGCACCCGTCGAGCCAGTCGCACCCGTCGAGCCAGTCGCACCCGTCGCACCGGTCGAGCCAGTCGAGCCAGTCGAGCCAGTCGCACCCGTCGCACCGGTCGAGCCAGTCGCACCCGTCGCACCCGTCGCACCGGTCGAGCCAGTCGCACCCGTCGCACCCGTCGCACCGGTCGAGCAGGGCGAGAAGCAGCTGAGCGGCCGTCAGGCGAAGGGCGCGATCCGGACCGCGCTGACCAAGCTCGACCCGAAGGTCGACGAGCACTGGACGGATGCGGGCCTCCCCTCGGTGAAGGCGGTGCGCGAGCTGTCGAGCAACACTGATGTCAGCCGCGCCGACATCGAGGCACTCGCACCTAAGCTGAACCGCGAGGAGGCCGCCAAGCTGCTCGAGGACGACGTAGACCCGCTCAACTAAGGAGATAATCCGGCCATGGCCCTGATCGTACAGTCCAATCCACCTGTCGACGGGGCCAATGGCTACGTCTCCGTCGCGGAGTTCAAGAGCTACTGCGACGCCCGTCTGAAGGTCTACGCACCAAAGACCGACCAGGAGATCGAGGCGGCCATCGTGGTCGCCTCGATGTTCGCGGACATGCGGTTCACCTACAAGGGCTACCGCGTGGAAGAGGGGCAGCTCACCGAGTTCCCCCGCACCGCCCTGTACGACGACCGCGACGACCTGGTCGAGGGCATCCCCGCGCTCTTCAAGCAGGGCGTCATCGAGTACGCCTTCCGCGCCCTCCGCACCGACCTGTGGGCCGACCCCACCCGCGATGCCAGCGGCGCGTTCGTGACGGAGCGCAGTGAGAAGGTCGGGCCCGTCGAGGAGAGCGTCAAGTTCGATCCCTCGACCGTCGGCCAGATGCCCTCCTACCCCTACGCAGACCGGCTCATCTCGGCGCGCGGCATCACCGTCTCCTCCCAGTCAGGCGGCGGCATATCCGTCGGCGAAGTCGGGAGGGCCTGATGGGCTACGAGAGCTCGCGCCTCCTGGCGCAGCGGCTGATGGCCAAGAAGGGGCGCCTCGACGGCGTCCTGCGCCGCCCCAGCGCCGACGCGCAGCCGACGGCCGGAAAGCCATGGTCGCCGGCGGACCCCACGCCCTCATACGACCCAGTGGTCGCCGAGGGCTTCGCGGTGGTCGTGCTGGACGCCTCGCTGTTCAAGAAGGACCAGCTGGCCCCTGAGGCCACGGCCGTGGCGTACGCCGCCGCCGACGACCTGCCAGAGCCGCGCGTGGGCGACCTGCTCGAGACCAAGGGCGAGCGCTTCGCCGTCCTGGACGTGCAGGACCTCTCGCCGGGCTCGGACAGCATCCTATACACCCTCATGCTGAAGGCCTGACATGACCGACCAGGAAGCCATAGACGCCATCTGCCAGCTGCTCAGCGACGGGCTCGTGGGAGCAGGATACACCGGCGACCGCGTGGAGTGGCCGAACGTCGACCGCGACGGGCAGCCGCAGCTGTTCAAGGGCACCGAGCCGTGGTGCCGCGTCACCGTCCAGTTCACCGACGGCGGGCAGCGGACGCTCGCGCCGGTCGGTGGCCGCCGCTTCGAGCGCAGGGGCACAGTGACGGTTCAGTGCTTCGTCCCGGCGGGCAAGCGAGGGCTCGTCGGCGCCAGCGAGCTGTCTACGGTCGCCCGTGACGCCTACGAGGGGACCACCTTCGGGGGCGTGACGTTCTACCGCGTGGCTCGGAAGACGGTGGGGCAGGACGGACCCTGGTATCAGGAGAACGTCTCCGCCGACTTCGAGTTCGAGGAGATCAAGTAGCAACCCTAGGTGAAGGAGGTCCGTCCGGATGGGCGCCACCACGAATAGCAACACGACCGGCCTCCGGATCGCCGAAGAGGTGATTGGCACGCCGAAGACCCTCCCGGGCACTCCCGTCTGGGAGCCCATGGAGCCCAACAGCTACGGCGACTTCGGCGCCGAGGTCACCACCGCGCCGCGGACGCCCATCGCGGCGGATCGCCAGCGCCGCAAGGGTCCGGTCGTCGACCTCGAGGCGTCGGGCAGCTTCACCGCCGACTTCACGGCCAAGTCCTTCGTCAACCTGATGCAGGGCTTCATGTTCGCCAGCTGGCGCAAGAAGGACGAGCTGACCGTCACGGCGGTGACCGGCACCGGCTACACCGTCGCCTCCGGCGGCGCGGCCTTCGTCACCAGCTCCCTGCTCTACGCCGAGGGCTTCTCCACCCCCGGCAACAACGGCCTCAAGGTCGCGGGCAACTCCACCGGCACGTCCGTCCTCGCCTCCGGCCTCACCATCGAGGGCTCGCCGCCCTCCGGCTCCAAGGTGACGCGCGTCGGCTTCGAGTTCGCCTCCGGCGTCCTCACCGTCACGGTCGCCTCGGGCATCGCGACGATCGGCGGCACGGCCCTTAACACCCTCGGCCTGATCCCCGGCGAGTGGTTCTGGCTCGGCGGCGACGCGGCCGGCACCCAGTACGCCACGGCGGCCAACAACGGCTGGTACCGCGCCAAGACCATCTCCGCGACCTCGATCGTCTGCGACCGCGCCCCGGACAACGTGGCGACCGACGCCGGCGCCTCGAAGACCATCCGCATGTTCCTCGGCCACGTCGTCAAGAACGAGTGGGACCCGACCCTGCAGGTCATCCGGTCGTACCAGCTCGAGCGCGCCCTCGCCACCGGTCAGTACCAGTACCTGGTCGGCGCGGCCGCCAACTCCCTGGAGGTGACGGTCAAGACCGGCGAGAAGATCGAGATGGAGCTCGGCTTCGTGGCCCTCGATGAGGAGACCCCCGGGGCCGCCAAGTCCGGCACGCGCCCCAGCGTCCCCTCGCAGGCCGCGTACAACTCGACCTCCGACTTCATGCGCCTGCGCCTGCTGAACGACACCTCCGGTGCGGCCCTCGCGACGTACATGACGGACCTCACCCTGAAGGTGGACAACGGCGTGGAGACCGCGAAGGCGATCGGCACACTCGGCGGCATCGACTTCACCCTGGGCGACTTCAGCGTCTCGGGCGACGTGGAGGTCTACTTCACCTCGACCGCGGCCATCCAGGCGGTCCGCAACAACGCCGACGTGGCCATGGACTTCGGCCTCTGCGCCCTGTCCGACGGCCGGCCGGTCGGCTGGCTGTTCGACGTGCCGCTGGTCTCGCTCGGCGACGCCCGCCTGAACATCGAGAAGGACAGCCCCATCAAGCTGCCCCTCAAGATGGAGGCCGCGGCCCACGGCACGCTGAACCACACCCTGCTGGTCCAGCACTTCACCTGCCTGCCGAGCCTCGCGCTCTGACGGGCTTCTGAGGGCACCTGAATGGAGGGGACCGAGACAACCAGTCTCGGTCCCCTTTTTCATTTGCAAGCAAGGAGCAAGCAAGCATGGCAGACAACAAGATCGCGACCGGTAGCCCCTGGGCCCTGTTCGAGACAGACGCGGCGCTCGAGCGCTCGGGCATCAAGCTCGACTACGGCGCCTTCCACTTCCAGGTCGCCCGCGCCGGCGGCGCCAACGACCGCTACGGCACCGTGCTGCGCCAGAAGATGGCCCCTCACCGCCGCGCCCTGCAGACCGACACCCTGCCCGAGAAGCTGAGCCAGCGCCTGGTCGCCGAGACCATGGCCGAGACGGTCGTCATCGGCTGGGGCTCGGAGATGCACGGCGAGGGCAAGATGGTCGGCCGCGACGGCTCGGCGATCGACTTCACCGCGGAGAACGTCGTGGCGCTGCTGCTCGAGCTCCCGGGCCTCGCGAAGGA